CCTATCCAAACCTTGATCGAAAGACCAAGGACCCGGGGGAGGAAACGTGGTTAACTAACCGCGCCCCTCCCTGTCGGGAGCGTTAAGGATAGGCATGCTGTGCATACCCGCTAGGCGGAGTAATCCGCCAAACACAAGAAGGGAACTCCTCACTATGTCGTCTCTACCATTACCTCGTACCATTGAAAGACCTATCACGGTCTCTCAACCAGCTCCTACGCTGGTGAGCACGGGTCAACCTGGCCCGATTGCTCCTGTTACGAATAAAATAGGGACGGCGAAATCCATATTATGGATTTCGGAGGGGCATCCCGTTAACCGGAAAACCGGAAAACGGGAAGGAGGGGGTCCGTTTCACGTGACCCATTCTGGCGCTTTTATAGAGCCAGGTCATGTCAGTGGCATTATTCGCACGGACAAGTCCTATTTGTATTCAGGACCTGTCTATGCGATTGCTGCTGATAATGCCTCCCTCAAAGAAAAATTCAATGGAACCCCAACTAACATAGACGAAAGTACTATGAAGGAAAAGGGTACCACTGCAATTGCTCTTTGTGCGCCCAATAATCCAACTGGCAATCTCGCTACCGGACTGGCTGAAACGTTCCGAGAGGGTTTTCCAACTCTCCCGGGCATTCAGTCATGGAAGGAGCGAACCTTGCTTGCCAAAAAGGCAGGCTCGGAGTATCTGAACTACCAATTTGGTTGGGTACCACTGCAGGGTGAAGTTCACTCTGTAGTCAATGGTGCCCGCCATCATCGTGACATAATGCAGAATTATCGTCACAATGAAGGTCGTCCAGTACATCGCCGGTTTGATTTTCCTAGTGAGACTCAGCGCTATGAGGAAGAAGCTTCCTCTAATGACCCTATATCAGGCGTTCTTTCGAGCGGCTGGTTAAATAGCGTCAATAGCGCTGCAAAGCGTAAGGTCGTCTTTGAAAAGACGACTAAGCGATGGTTCGAGGGCAGTTTTTCATATGGAGGTCCTTCCAAAGCTGACTACTTTGATAAGGGAATCCATTTCGGCTCAGAAGCCGATGCTGTCTACGGACTAAAGCTCACTCCCGATTCACTTTGGGAGCTTGCGCCTTGGAGTTGGGCCGTCGATTGGTTTACGAATGCTGGTGACGTTATTCATAATGTCTCCAACTTCGCAGCCGCCGGTCTTGTGATGCGGTATGGGTTCATGATGGAAGAAACTCATGAATCTTACCATACTGAGTGGGGCGATGGAAGATTTTGGAAGCCAAAGTATTCTGGCAACAAAATCGAACTCGTCCCCTCACAAGAAGGATCTGGTAAACGAGGTGTCTTTCGAACCTCGAAGTCCCGGATCCCCGCTAGCCCCTTCGGGTTTGGTGTAGGTTGGGAGGATTTGTCACCCACCCAACTCGCCATAACTGCAGCAATTGGTATCACCCGGTTGTTGTAGTAGTTGTTAATACTACGTAAACCAGGTGGAACAATCCACCATTCCAAAGGAGTGTGCCTATGGCACTGACCGATCCCCAGAAATTCAAAGAAGTGGCTGGTACTGAAGTTACGGCCCCGCGTGTTAGTACGGGTCCGTTTACTTCGGTCTACAGCACTCCTGACGGGCTGAATAAGCTTACTCTCAGCACTGCTGAGACTAGCGGAAACAGACTCCGTCATCTGGTGCGTATCGACGTCGAAAAGCTAGCTACCAACATCTACGAAGAATCCAAAAAACAGGCAGTCTCGATGAGTGTTTATCTCGTCGTTGACCGTCCTATTAATGGATATTCCGTAACTGAGGCGAAGAAACTGGTTGAAGGCCTTGTCGGTCTTCTCTCGGCTTCTACGTACTCTCTCACTGAAAAAGTCCTCGGTAAGGAGAGCTAAACAGCTCTCCCCCTTGGATCTCTTTATCGCCTATCGAATTGATAGTCGTAAAGATATTCAGTGAAAAGTTGGCAACTCTGGTCCTGTTTTTATGGACCCTAGTTGAAACCCTTGAAGGCAGAAATGCCAGAAAGGATTAGCTATGGCAGACCGTGGTCATTATGACTACAATCACGCCACCTCGGGAACGCAACATGCTGTAACGGTGATTCTTATCGTTGCAGTGTTGATCGTCCTCGGGGGCCTTACGATAGGCCTGAACGCCCTCGATCACCTTTAGAGTGATCAGGTTAGGATTGGAACCCTAACCGGACGTTCACCCTTCAGTGCTACGGCTAAGGATAACCACCTCTATTAGGAGGGGCTATGAAAAGCCTGATAGCACTCTGGAATGTGTTGGCCAATGAAATGGCCAGCAGGTGTAGCACTAGCACCACCAAGGACATTAATACCGTCCTTGGACGAACCGAACATGAGGGTATATCGTTTCTAACGATTACCCTTCCAACCTTTGGAAAAGACTTTCAGTACTGTCTTGACCAAGGGTTCATTGTTCCCAAAGCCTTTTCTTCCTTTCGGAAGACTGGCTCGTGTCTCCCCTCGTTTCTGAGAGGTTTCACGGAACGAGTGTTCGATTCAGGTACTGGTGTCCTTTTGTCCAAACCGGACATTGAAGCTATCTATGCTGTAAGACAATTGACTTTGATCTTCAGCAAGATTCTTCTCCCTTGTTCTCCCGAGAGGGAGCGTAAGGCTATGTCCGACTATGTACAATGTGATATGGAGGTGGAAAATGTTGAAGCCTGTCTGCCTGATTCTTCTATTGATGAATTTGGCCGTATGGCTCAACTTTTGTTTGGAGATCTCTTCTCTGAATTAGATCGGAAGATCTATAACGGAGAAATAGTTCCCAAACACGGTCCTGGTGCTGTTGCTGAGAGACTGACCAGTAATGGTAAGTATCAAAGCCAGTACTGGACCGACCGTCTTGAGTCAGTCTTCCATGTTGGAGACTTTCTCTACCCGAACAGTCGCTTTATCGGCGATTGTTATGAGGATGACGGTATCCACTTCCACGAACCCGGTTCAGAGATCCCTTGTCGGGTTATCTCTGTCCCTAAGACGCTAAAGACGCCACGCATCATTGCCATTGAGCCCTCTTCTGTACAGTATGTGCAGCAGGGGATCCTCGAGGTTTTGATGCAACATATTCATTCAGGTTTCCTGAATGAGTTTATCGGTACTGAGTCCCAAGAGCCTAACCAACTCTTAGCTCAGGAGGGTAGCCGTACTGGCTCCCTCGCCACGCTCGATCTGAGCGAGGCTTCCGATAGGGTGTCTTTAAAGCTCGCAAGGACCCTCATGCTCAATCACCCGCTTTCTGAGCGCGGTGTATTGGCATGCCGGTCTGAACGGGCCTCTGTTCCTGGTCACGGAATAATTTCCTTGGCCAAGTTCGCATCTATGGGTTCGGCTCTCTGCTTTCCTTTTGAGGCGATGGTCTTTTTGACCGTTATCTTTCTAGGAATTGAGCAGGAGCAAGGACACCGGTTTTCCAAGAAATCCGAATTATTGGATTTTCTTGGACGGGTGCGTGTCTACGGGGATGATCTCATTGTCCCTGTAGAATATGTGCATACCGTTGTAGATCTACTTGAGCACTACGGTGCAAAAGTCGGTCTCAGCAAGAGCTTCTGGAACGGTAAGTTCCGGGAGTCTTGTGGGAAGGAGTACTACGAAGGCCATGACGTTTCCATTGTCAAGGTCAGGCGAGTATTTCCTTCACAGCGGCAGCAAGTTGCAGAGGTGGTGTCACTTGTGGAACTCAGGAACCAAATGTACCAGTTTGGTAACTGGGCTACTACCAAGTGGCTTGATGGAAAGATCATGGGGGTGCTTCGGTACTTCCCAAAAATCCTTCCTACCTCTCCTGCGTTAGGTCGTCACTCCTTTCTTGGTTATATTTCCGAGAAGGAAGACGAGCATCTCCATAGGCCTTTGGTTAAGGCTCATGTGATGTCATCTCGCTCCCCGAGAGATCCTCTCGATGGGCAAGGTGCCTTGCTCAAGTACTTCCTCAAGCGTGGCAATATGCCTACGTTTGATGTGGAGCACTTGGAACGCGCTGGGCGTCCGCGTGTCGCCTACATCAAAACGCGGTGGGTACCCCCTTTCTAAGGGGATCCCTGGTGTTCAGATAATTTCTATCTGATCCTGGTTAATTCCAGGTGGGAGGCTGTGATGGCCTCTGGGGGTTTACCTGGTGTAGAG